CAATCGAGGACATTCTCTACGGCTCTGATGCGGCTGACGCACGTATTCCAATGCCGTCGGAGCTGATCTCAATGTTCCAGAGTCAGGGGCCGTTGCGTCGAACGAATTCGTTGTTGAATGGCGGATACGTCTTGGGTATCGCCGCGGCAGAGATGCGTCGAAATCTCGTCTTGAACCCCTCGTTCAAGAACGCGGGAACACCCGGAACGGAAATTCGTCGGAACGGCTTCACGGATCCGCGCCTTTCTTCCGTCGCAGGCTGGTCCGCGGGCATTGCAACAACCGGCGTCGGTGGCGCGACTATCACGGCCACGTCCGGGGCCTACAGCCCGAACGTCACTGGCGTTGCCGGCGACTATTGGACCGTGTCTTGTGAGCTTACGGCCCCTGCGGGTTCGGCTCTGACGGGCACGATCGCACTTCGACCCACGACGGCCTCATCTTTCGGATCCAACGCATATTCGGGGTCGACGTTCACCGTTCCTGCTGGAACAACACAGCGCGTGAGCAACACGTTGGTTCTCCCGGCCGGTAGCGATGGACTTCGTGTCTACATCAACGGCTTGAACGCGTCAAACATCTCAATCGACAAGGTGATGTTCGAGAAGTCGCCCACACTTCTTCCGTATTTCGACGGTGGCACGGTTGCCGATCTAGGATTGACATATTCCTGGACTGGCACCGCCAATGCAAGCGCTTCGACGGCAGTCGGCATCGGTGCTTACAACAGCATCAAGGCATATTCGAGAGCCGCATGGAAGCTTGTGGGCGGAGCCAGTGATGGGACAGATTCCGCTCTGGCCTACATCAACTCAAACAACATTTCCACACAGTCGGTAGCGAATGGGCTACTGATTTGGGAGCACGCATCGAACGGTCCTCAGATCGTTCCGGGCGATGTTGTCAGCGGAAGGTTCCGGGCACGATTGAGAAATGCGACGGCCGCACTCACCATTCGACCGTCACTGTATGCGTACAGCTCTGCCCCGGCAGGAATCGCATTCATTGTGACGGCGCCAGACGTGACTCTTCCGGCAGACGGAAGCTGGGTCGACATCGTCATTGCAAACCCGAGCGAACTAGTTGCTCCGGCAAACTCGGCTTCAGCGCGCATGTATGTTCAGCTCGTCACGGCTTCGGGCGGTCGACAGGATCTCATCGAGATTTCGAATACTCTCGTCGAGAAGTCTCGATACCCGGGACCTTGGTTCGCTGGCGACACTCCGACGTTTGATGGATTGACGTACTCGTGGACTGGAACGGCCAACGCTTCCGCGTCCATAGGATCTGGATCTCGGCCTTCGAACTGGGCTCCAGCAACAACCGGTCGTTACATTTGGAACGTCCCCGGCGATGGCGCCATGCTCTACTTCCCGCTAAATCTGAATAGTTCGGCGTTCAGCACAGCTTACGTTCTTCCGCCCGATACGGTTTACACATCCGCCGCGACATTTGAGTTGCCTGCTTGGGCTCCTGCTCCTGTCTCGGTATACATAGCCCACCGAACCTACACCTCCGGGGGCTTCAATCTCGGTTGGTATCAAGGCGACACCGTCGTTCTGAACCCGGGTGAAAGCGTTCGACTCTCAGTGACTTCCACTACTGAAAGTACGGCGGGCCAGTTGCGTGTTTACGTCAACATGATCGGCTACGGATATTGTAAGGTTCGAAACGTCTTTTCCGGTCCAGGCACCGATGGGAGCTTCTTCGATGGCGACACCATAGATGCTAACGGAAAGTTCTATTCCTGGGCCGGAGCGGCAAACGTATCGGCCGCTTTGCTGAACTCCTGGTACACGAACTAGATAAGGAAGGAGACTCCTTCATGACCAGACTTATTTGGGACAAGCGTCCTTATCAAGTCGGCATCGATCGTGGTGTTTACTACACTGCCGAAGGCGTTGGTGAACCCTGGAACGGGCTAACTAGCGTGGAGGAGTCTCCTTCCGAGTCGGGCGATGCTCGATATTTGGACGGGATCAAGCTCCGAAGCAAGAAGAGTCTCGGATCTTTCGAGGCAACAATTGAAGCGTTCACATATCCTCTGTCGTTTGAGGAACACCTGGGTTTGTCGGGTGGTCTGAATTCGCGGAGGAGACAAGCCGTCTTCAATTTTACCTATCGGGTCATGACCGATAACGGTTACAAGATCCATTTGGTCTACAACGCGACAGCGAACCCGACATCTCGGACCTACCAGTTCGAGTCGGCCGACACATTCAGCTGGGACATCACGACCAAGCCGCTGTATGTTGAGGACTCAACACCTTCGGCACATTTGATCATCGATGCCGGTCTCGCATATTCGTCAACGATCGCTCAGATCGAGGATGTACTCTACGGCTCGGATGCGTCTGACGCCCGAATGCCGATGCCGGATGAGATCCTTGCCATATTTGACGCCAACGCCATTCTCACGGTGACCGAGATCGAAGAAGGACTCTTTGAGATCGATGCGCCGACCGATGCTCTTCAGATGATCGACGCGACAACCTACGAAATCGAGTGGCCATCTGTCGCTCGAGTCGACTACGACACATATTCCATCTACTCGTACTGATCGGAGGACAATGAAGGCTCGATTTCTTTCAGCCGAGCGAATGACAGAGCTCGAGAGTGACACAGTGATCGGCGGATCTATCGATGCTTCGGGCAATCTCCTCCTCACGACTAAGGGTGGAACTGTCGTGAATGCCGGAAGTGTTCGCGGTGCCGACGCGACGGCTCTCTTGCAAGTCATCGACAGCGCAACAGTCGATCTGACGTTGACAGGTGCGGGCACTCCGGCTTCGCCGTGGCAGCTCTCGGCTTCTGTTGCGCTGGCCTCAGGTGCCGAAACCATCGCGGGTACCGACGCCGCCCGTGCTGTGACGCCATTTTCTCTGAAGGCTCTCTTCAACGCCGGGGTCTCTGCTCTGAAGTCTAGACTAACGAGCGTTACGGATGTCTCACTTACGTCGACGGACCACGCGTTTCAGATCGGTCCCGACAACGGTCTCAACTTAGCCATGGATCAGAACGAGATCATGGCTCGGAACAATGGCGCTGCGGCCGGCTTGACGCTCAATGCCGAAGGCGGGGACATGACGATTGGGCATTCGAGCTCGATCATCACCATTCCGGGTCATCTTGCCCTCTCTGGGTCCAGCCGTGTGTTGTTCAATGGACCTCCAGCGTTCATGAATGATACGCAGACAGTAACCCTTTCCGAGAAGGTCAGCGATCAAGCAAACGGGATAGTTCTGTGCTGGTCGTACTATTCGGCAGGAGCTGCCCAGAACCACACTTGGACTTACGATTTTGTGCCGAAGTGGCACGTAATCAATCGTCCAGGAGAAGGAATTGTGTTCCTTGCTCCACAGTTCACAGGCAACCCGGCAACTCCAGGTGGCGTCGTCACCAAGTACTGCTACGTCGGCGACACATCCATCACAGGAAACACCGCAAACGACGACAACCTCGGGGCGACAAGGGTCATTCGCGCCGTCATCGGGGTCTGAAAGGAAACTATGCCTGACCTCCCACCTCTGACACTCAGTCAAGCACACTACGATCGAGTCGTTGCGGCCTTCCCTGGAAGCACTCTTGCTGAGAAAGCAAACAACTACAAGGCGTGGCTTACCGGCCAACTCATCGACTACGTCTTCACGATCGAGATGACTGCGATGCGTCGATCATTGGACATCCAGGCTCAGACGAAGGCGGCTGAAATCCAAGCTTCTCTTCCGTCCCGACCGGCGTTCACACCACTGGGGACTCCCACCACGTAAGTCTGAAAGGAGCCACATGAAGGTCTCATTTTCATCCACTGGCTCCTTCAAGAACCTCGAAAAGTTTCTTGCAAAGATGACCCGACAGAAGGACATCTACTCGAAACTCGACGGTCTGGCACAGCAGGGAGTGGCGGCACTCGCAGCCGCCACTCCTGTGTCTAGCGGTCTAGCCGCTCGCTCATGGAGTTACGAGATCAAGGTCACTCCAACGGCTTGCTACATCAACTGGAAGAACTCCGACCTCGAGAACGGATACCCAGTCGCAGTCATGATCCAGCTCGGACACGGTACTGGTACCGGCGGATACGTTCACGGAATCGACTACATCAACCCCGCACTGAGGCCCGTCTTTGACAACCTCGCCAACGCCGCATGGAAGGTGGTGACATCAGCATGAGTAGCATCGACGAGCGCGTCGTACAGATGAAGTTCGACAATACCCAGTTCCAGAACGGCGTGAAGACCACCGCCAGTGCGCTTGACGCGCTCAAGAAGAACCTCAACCTGGAGGGTGCAGCGAAGGGTCTCGAGAATCTGAACGCCGCCTCCAAGGGGTTCTCCCTTTCCGGCATGGCGCAAGGCATCGACAACCTCGTTTCCAAGTTCAGCACACTCAACATCGTTGGTATCACCGCATTGACCAACATCGTCAACAAGGCGGTGAACGCGGGTACGCAGTTGGCGAAGTCGCTGACCATCGATCCGATCAAGTCGGGCTTCGACGAGTACGAGCTCAAAATGGGGTCGATTCAGACGATCCTTTCCAACACGGCTCGCTACGGAACGAAGCTTCCCGAGGTCACTCGCAACCTCGACGCGTTGAACAACTACGCGGACAAGACGATCTACAACTTCGGTGACATGACCAAGAACATCGGTCTCTTCACCAACGCCGGAATCCGTGTCGGCGATGCCACCCAGATGATCAAGGGTTTCTCCAATGAGGCTGCGGCTTCGGGAACCTCCGCTGAAGGTGCGGCAAGCGCGGCTTACCAGCTGTCGCAGGCACTCTCGGCCGGCAAGGTGACCCTGATGGACTGGCGTTCACTTCAGAACGTCGGCATGGGCAACAAGAACATGCAGAAGGGCATCGTTGACATCGCTTCGGCGATGGGGACCCTGAAGGACAAGGGTGTGACGTCCAAGGGCGTCATGAAGGACTTCAACGGCAGCCTTGAGAAGGGCTGGCTGTCGGCCGACGTCATGTCGAACTACCTGAAGATCATGGCCGGCGACATGTCTGCTGCGGAGATGAAGACGCTTGGTCTTACCAAGGCCCAGGTCAAGCAGTTCCAGACTCA